CTTGCTCCGCAAAGGCGGTGTCGCATGGGTCAGCATTGAAATGCCTGAAACAGTTCAGACCAAAGCGGGCTTTGACATCCGTCCACATTTGCTCGGCACCACAAGCCACAACGGCACCATTGCTACCACCTTCAAACGAGTGGTCACTGCGGTGGTCTGTGACAACACGCTTGCTGGAGCGCTCGGTGAGCAGGGATCAGAGTTCAAGATCCGTCACAGCAAGTTCAGCAACGGACGCATTCAAGACATCCGTGACGCTCTTGGCATCATTCATGCCATGGCAGATGAAGCAAGCGCCGAGATTGAGCGCTTGTCGTCCATCACAGTTGCTCAGTCTGAATGGGACGCCATCGTGGAGCGCTTGGTTCCAGTGAGTCTTGAATTGGACGCTCGTCCACAAGCAATCAGTCGTGCTCAGAACAAGCAAGAGTTGATCCGTCACCTCTACAAGCACGACCCACGAGTCGCTCCATGGATGGGCACTGGTCTCGGTGTGTTGCAAGCATTCAACACGTGGAGCCAACACTTCAGTGGTAAAGACGACTCACGTGTGGAGCGCAATGCATTCAATGCAATCAACGGCAAGACCGATGAGTTTGACCGTCAGGTCTTGCGCATCATGAATGACGTTGTCTTCGCATGAGCAAGTATGAGTACTACGGTGATGCGGGGGAGTCAAATCCCCCGCTTCATCCTGAGTTGTTGATTAACAGAGAGATCATGGATCCTCTACCATTCCCCGAAGTTGGGGCATGGCGTGCATACTCCTCATGTCTTGGTGAAGATGTAGCAACCTTCTTCGCTACTGGCGACAGGGGTTACACAAAAGAAATAAGAAGTAAGCGAATGGAAGCCGTTGCAATTTGCAAAGGCTGTCCCGTGTCATTCCAATGTCTTCGCTATGCCGTCAAGAACGACATACGTTGGGGCATATGGGGTGGCAAGGATATGCAATCGCTGGACAAGATTGAGCGTATTAAGTTACGCAAGGTCTTCAATAAGTGAGTTGAGGCGGTGTGCTCCGAGGCTGATGTCTCGTGAGCGCACTGCTTCTCTCAAAGCCTCTCCCTCGTCTGCTCGCCTGACTGGATCCCGAAGATCCCTCAGATGCTTGAGCCACTGCGATGGTTTACTCGCAGTACGACCAATCCCCCAATTCTTACGCAATGCTTCATATGACGACAGTGATGACCCAATCCATGGAATGCCCGAAGCAGAGTACTCCAGCAACTTGATGTCACTCTTGGCATGGTTGAACGGGGTGTCACGCAATGGGGCGATGCCAATGTCCATGGTCAATAGTGATGGGTAGTCCCTAGCGTCTACAGCATCAACCACAATGACCTGATCTTCATGCAAACCTAGTTTGCTGGCAACCGATGGCGCTGAGGGGTAACGACCGCTGTGTTGAAACTTAATTTCATTATTGGCAAGTAGAGGGTTGATGACCCCTCTCATTATCTCTAAGTCACTGGAGCGATGGCTCGTGGCACCTACCCAACCAACTACAGGTGTAGAACTAGATGTGTGTTTTTTAAGATTAAACCGTTCAATGTCTACGGTGTTCTCCAACACGATGATTGGGCAACGCACGAATGACTTGATGCGATCAGCAAGGTACTGCGTAGAGACGGTAACCACGTTGCTGGAGGCAAGTACCTTCTTGTAGTGATCCCTGTTCTCGTTTGGGTTCGTCTTTGGATGTGATGAATTGAAGGCATCATTGGCTGGGTCAAGACCCCAGTACCAATCATCTAGGTCATTGATAATGACCTGACCGACAGCACGAGCCTTGCCAATGTGCTCGGCAAGAGAATCGTGCATGAGACGTTGCATGATGATCGTGTCAACTTCCTGCAACTCCTCGTACTGATCACGGACGTAGAAACGATCTGTTTTCCATGTCAGTACTCCTGTGATTACTTCCTTCTCAAAGTGCTCTAGCCATTCAATGTATTGACCAAGGCGTGCCCATCCCGAGCCACCCCAGTGCTCTACACCATCACTGGCTTTCAGCGCTGGAAGGTAATCACCACTAACAATTCCAACCCTCACTTCTTCTCCACCATTTCAATGGTGGTGCTGGTGTGTCTTTCAGGGTTAGTACACGTTGGTGGCACCGATGGCTTGACGTACACAGTGACGACCTTTCCGCACTGCGGGCATTCGTAGTGACGCTTCTCGCTCATTGCTGTGTCAACTTCCATGGACGCCATTCAGCGAGGAATGCTTGGATGTCACGCTTGTCCCAAATTGGTGTTGATGCCAAGTTTGCGATCGGTTGTGGGAACTTCTTTTGTTTACGCAGTGCATGAATGCGCTGTTTGGTTACTCCGAGGATTACAGCGATCTCGCTGGTTCCTGCTAAGTGTTCGGGTTGTAGTTCGTTTGTCATGTTTACATCCTACTGTGTTGTGTACGTTGTTGCTACAGGCTCCAGTGTCGCAGTCCGCCGTTGTCGTAGAGGTACTTGGCTACTGACAGGTTGCAGTCCACGTTGAATAACCCTGTGATGTCGGTTCCGCATATGTCCCTCGTGACCGTCCGCCATGAAGAATTCACTTGGACGAGACCTAGGTCATGTGACTTATTTTTGTTGAGCGTGGTGTTGTGTGCCAGAACATTACAGCGGGACTCACGCCATGAAATATACGAAAACGCAACGACTGGCAAGCTGTATTCACGGAACTTGGCTTCCCATTGTGGGCATCGCTTGGACTTATCTTTCGGTATTCCTTTTGGAACTGCCTGTTGTTCAGGTACTAGTTCCTTTGCATTTACTACCTCAAGTGCTACTGCCGTAACAAATGGGGTTAACTGAATTGTTGCTACTTCGGACTGCTGTTGGTTTGGAGCCAGCCCCACAAGCAATGATGTGATTGATGTGAAGACGATCCCAACGATAACTAGCGAGCGATCTAACAATATTCTCTCCTTGATAGGCGGATAAAGCAAAACGCCCACAGAAGTCTGTGAAGAACTCTATGGGCGTTACCCTTCTAGTTTACAGGTGTTAAGGCTGAATCAACCTAAACTTAAGCATCTCTAAATCAATCAACTCAGTACCCATTTTAGGAATCTCTTGAATGTTTATTTGATTAATCTCTTTTGACTCAGCGTCTACACATTCTGTACACCTGCAACCTTGTCGGTAACGAGTCCACGTGCCATGTGCACGAAGTACACTCGCTTTAGGATGCTCTACCGTGAGCGCTGTACGTTCTTGTGGTGTGAGTCCGCCCCACAATCCCCACTTCTCTTCCAAACCATCATCTAAACATTCTTTCCATACAGAACATTGACGACACACTGCTCTAGAAATTACATAGTAATTTTCAGGTACGTCAGTATCTAGTGGAGGGTACCAAAGATCAATGTGACGGTCTTTGCAGAGAGCATCAATGCGCCAGTCGTCTTGATGATTAGGCAATTAAAACTCTTCCGATGGTTTCTCATCATGCACACGCTTGTCACGAATCGGACGAATAGTTGTTTCAATGGCAGTGTAGATCGCTGTACTCATACGTTCTACTTGCTCATGCATCTTTTCAATCTGTCCAAGGAGGCTGGAGACTTCACCTGACAAGCGCTTGTTGTCTATAGCCAACTGAAGAATGTTGTCCCAATTGTCTAACAAGATCTCTGCCATGGATAATTCTGCTTGAGCGGAGAACTCTTCCAACGTAGGGGTTACTTCTTGTTTAACCAGTTGCGGAATCATGCTGAGGGCTTTAGACATGCGCTTACGCTCACGCTCTAACTCCTGTTGCATAGTCCAATGGTTGGGTTCACCAGATGGATAGAGGTAACGGGGATCCTTTTTTGATGTCCACTCGTTGTAGTAGTCGTGGTTATTGTGCATCATGGAGACCCTCTTCCTGCACTTCGCAGTCCCATCCGCAGGCTCCATAGCCGATGGCGTCAGTCCAGTGGTCACGCTTCTCAGGTGTCCATGAGAGTCGGGCAATCTTGAGGAGCATCATCATGACCGCAACATCGTGTGGTCGGATGTGCACTTCTTGACGGCGGTCAATAATGCGCCGAATGTACGTTGTCCACAAATCACCTGTGGTGGCAAAGTCATCAATTGGGTCGCCGTAATCGGCGTCTCGGACACCGTTTACTAAGTGGTCGGCTTCTGCCAAGATGTTTGTACGATTGGTGGGATTACTAGTCATGATGCACCTCGCTATTATGTTGCGGGAATTGTAGATGTGCGTCTAGTGTTTGTCAATTATCTTCAGATAGATCCAAGACATCTGCGTACATCGCATTAGTTGCTTGAGCACCCATACCACCACCTTCAAGCATGCGATTGGCTTCACCAGCCTTGGCACCAAACAAACGAGACAACACACCACTGGATCCTCGGGCTTCCATCTCTAGTCGGATGGTGTCACGAGTATCGGAGATGTTTTTGAAACGATCAATCAAATTAAACAAGCGATCCATTTCGTTGGACAAGGCTGGGTCAAGACCCTGACCTTCTAGTTCTTCAGCGAAGCGAGCGAACATCACACGACCTACTTGCATCTCCAACAGAGCACGCATCGCCGCCTGAAGTTGATCTTTTGTGCGGATCTC